CTTTCATGCCTGCAAATCTAGCTGCAAATGATACACGCCTTGGATTAACTCCAGACTTAACTGGTGCTTTTAGTTTACCACCGGTTTCTCTGTTATAGGAAGCCCTTCCTTTGGCGTTTAATCCGCCTTCTGGGTTCTTACCTTCAGATCTTGTCCAAGCTGGTGTTTTGTGCCTCATTTCTTTTTTTCTTTTGCTTTAATTTTTCTTTCTTGCTCAAGCATTTCTGGTGTAGGTTTTTTACCTGATCCAGCTTTTGCGCGGATGTTGTTCCAAAGACTATTGGCAACTCCTAGTTTGTTTAGTTTTCCTTTCATTTTGCATTTTTTGACTAGAATGTTTTTTTGTTCCTGCTATGGCTGATTTAAGATTTAATAATCTTTTATTACTGTTGACTCTCCTGTCTTTGGATTAAACTTAGATTTAATAATTTCTTTTTTACCTTCCTCTTGTCCTTTTTTTCTTCTGTATATATCTCCATAATTATCTACATAGGTATCAAAATCAAACAATTCAGGTTTCTCTTGCATAAGCCTTTCTAAATAACTTGCAGCATATCCGCCAAGAGCAAATTTCTTATAATCTTCTTTTCTAACTGGTGCGATTTTACCTGTTCTTTTGCTATATACTCCTCCAAATGTATCAGGGTTTCTTGGTTCTGCACCTCTATATCCTAAAACTTCACCACCAGGAACCCAGAACGTAGGATTATCATAACCGCCCTCTCTTATCCATTCTTCACTTGGAGGCGGAGGTGAAGGAGCTTTAGTTTTTTGCTTATCAACCTCTTTAATAGACTTCATTATTTCAAATGTTCTAGCCCCTAAGATATTATCAGCAAGAGTGCCTGCTTTTGGCATGCCATACTTTTGCATCATATTTTTTATAATATTTTGTCCTTCTGGAGTTGATTGCAAATAGTTTAATTGAGCTTGTTGAAACTCTTTATTTGATGTAGTTGGAAAATTATATTTATTAGCATACTCAATTAAATCATCTTCAGATAAACCAGATTCAACAAAAGCATTGCTCATTCCTGTAGGAGTTTTTTCAATTCCGCCTCCATATACAGAAAGTCCTGTATTTTTTACTTTTTTAGATTTATTTTTGCCCGGCCCTTCTTGGATAAAATCCACAGGCGTATTCATTATGCCTATTTTTTTCATTGTTTTGGTATTATTGTTCCAACTGAATATGTTGATCCAATTGGTGCTTGTGTTATAGATGTTTCACCCGGATGCGCCCTAACAGCTCTGCGCAATGGTAATGCTAATTCATTAAGGGGGCCATAACATTCTGCTATTGTTACGCCATTTTTTTTGTTTGGTAATACCTTACATGGCATGCACCACATATTGCTCATACTATTTTCTGGTTCTGCTGTAATAGTAAATTTTCGGTTTTCTGTTGGTAAACTTTCCCATGTTGGAGCTTGAGGAACACTATCAAAATACCAGAAATAAGACCAAACAGTTTTGTCTGTACTATCTGGAGTGATTAATGGATTTGGTACAAGTATTCTATTAGCAATTGAAGGGCCGTCCATTACAGGACAAGCTGCAACTCCTTCTAAAAAATTTTTACCTTCTACAATTATTGTATCCCCAGTTGGTTTTGCGCCAGATGCCCCACAGAAAGCAAACTTGCCTACAACAATTGTCAATGCTTTTTCTTCAACTTTTGGTTTTTTAACCAATACAAAAACACTTGCTAAAAGCAAAAATGTCAAAAATGCAATTATGATTTTTTCTTTCATAACACTAAATTAAGAAACTTATGGAATATCGGAAATTTTTATTTCTACCCCCGAAAGCATGGCATCTATGGTAGCCTCAATTATGTCCCTTTGTTGTGGGTTCAATAGGGCTACTTTTTCGCTTATGGCTGGGATAGCAAATACATCGCTTTCAATTTCAGCCTTGAATCCTTCTCTTACGGCCTGCGTCAAGTGCGGGTAGGCAAGCAAGTCTTTGAATATCCAGTTTATTCTGTCTATGTATGTTTTGAATAGTCTTGATCCCATGGCCTCTGGGAACTCTCGTCTAAAATCCTCAAAATGTTCTTTAGCCATTTTTAAGTGGTGTACCGAACTTACCACATTAGATCCTCTCATTGTTAAAGTTTTTGTGGGTGTTTTCTATCATACTTAGGTATGCTCTTGCCTTTTCTACCTTGTTTTGGATTAGCTGAATATCCTCCTCGTTTCTTTGTACTGGAAAGATAAGTATTCTTTCTTTTATATCAATGTCATCAAACATCATGTTTAATTCCAATTTAGAAGCCTCTAGGACGTACTCAGGGCTTTCTTCTGATATAACATCCATTCTGTAGAGTAATGACTTCTTTTCCTGCTCTATGATGCCAAACGGGGTGTTTACAAGGCAATATGCAATTGACGATTCAACCGCGCCTGTTAGCCACATGTATGACTGCAATTGCCAATAGTACAAATCCTTTAGCTTTTCTGGTAAATTTCCTAAAAATGTAAACAAGTCGTAACTTGATTTCACATCCCATATCTTCAATCCACTTTCGCTTAGATCCAAAATATCTGGATGCCCTGTGATATAATCGTTAGTGAATCGTTCTGTGTTCTTGCTAAATGTATTGCCCATGTATTCCGAAAGCAATGCGATCGAATCATCTTCTACTTGGATTCCTTTTTTCATTTGCTTGGTCTGTACGTCTTTCCTGCGTCCGTACTTTTCTGCAATGTAAATTTCAAGCAAGTGTGTCTTTGCTGTTTTGGATAAGTTACCTGCGTCCTTGTCTGCTTTGGCTTGTGGTTCCGTCATCAAGTACCCAACAGAGCTGGATCTAATTAAAGTTTTGTTAAAATTCACTTGAAAGATTTTAGTTTTTTGTCGTAATACATTTTTAGTTCTGGTTTGTTTTTGGACATAAATTCAAAAGCCTTTAGTTCGCCTTCGTTTTTACAAGCGTCAATAAAGCTCATTGTTCTCTCAATCAGCGTTTGGGGAGATTGTGTCTTAATCAATTCTACTGGTTCTTCTTCATGTTGCAAAGCCTGAACTTTTTGATTGGTAAGATGGCACTCCTCTACGAATTGTTTTGCGAGATCAATGGCCTTATTTGCGCTTTCACCTTGCTCCAATACAATCTCGACACCAATTCTTTCTGATTGGTAATTGCCAAGATTGAATGTTTTTTGATAGTTAATTGTTCTGATTTCCATTTTAGTTGAAGCCTTTTAGTTATTTAACCCTAGTTACATGAGTGATTCCATTGGTGTGCTTAATCTTGAAGATTTTAGCTTGATGTTCCTGTGTTTTTTTAAGATGGGATATCATTACGGCCACCGATGTAACCGGGTTATTAAAGGAAATTGTTTTATCCACTTCTAGTACGCCGGTCTTACTGGCAACTGAATCTGGATTTGGTAGTCTTGCCATATTCTATATTTTTATCAAAGTTAAATTTAATTATTTAATTAAAAAAATAAATTTAATATTTTTTTTCTACTATCTTTGCCATGTTAATGGTTTAGTACGGACAACTGATCCACCCGGTACCTTTTTAGGCGGCCGGGTTTTTTATTTTCCAAATCCTCTGAAAACCAAGCCACATCTATAATAACTCGCGTAAGCGAAAAATTTAAAAACTCAGACACTTAGAGGGAGAGGTGGTAACGTAACGAAACAGGGTGTAGTCAACCGCAAGGGGGAACGGGCAAAGTGGTGGTACGGGGGTTCGGTTTTTGGTTTTGGGTTTTGGTTATGGGGACGGGCAATTGCTTAGTGTATATGGGTTGTAGGGTGGTTTAGTGGTTGCAATGTGGTCAGGTCAGGCAGTTGTATGTATATAGTTAGGGGGATGTTTGGGTATTGGTTAGAATGTGATAAGCGGTGAAATAGGTGTAATAATTGTAGCTACATTTGGTTAAATTAAATTAAATTTTGTAGCTACATTTCAAAATTTATTCATAATTTTGTAGCTACAAATATTTTTATGGCAAAAAGCAAACCAATTGGAGTTAGATTTGACTTAGATAAGTTGGATATGATTCAAAAAGAGCAAAATTTGACATCTGTTCAGCAAGTAGTAAATTATTTAATGGATAATTATGGTGAAAAAGAAGTTAAAAGAGGCGCACCATTTAAAAATATGCCTCCCTATGACAGAAACAGCCCAAAATTAGAGGTTAGTTCCAAATTGGAACAAATACCAGTTGAAAACCATAAAACGCCACCAGAGGGCTTAAAAGGGATAGATTTAACTATTTGGAAGTCTGAAAACTGGGATAAAAATTAATTTAATGTTAATATTTTGATATTTATTTTCAATAAAGCAATTTAATTTGTTAATTTTATATTAAAATGTTTTAATGACACAAAAACAGCAACTAGCAGCCGAGTATTTAGCAAAATTCCCGTCTATTAGTAAACATTCAATTGCGGCTAAACTTTATAATGATCATGAACATATTTTTAATACAGTCGAAAGTGCAAGAACTGCATTAAGAACTGTTACGGGAGCTTGTGGGATAAAATCAAGTAAACATATAAAAATTACACATACTCCGGACTTGCCTCCATCTAAAATGCAAAACAGAGCATTTGTAGATTTACCAATAAGTTCTAATAATATTCTTTGGTTATCAGATGTTCACATTCCAAATCAAGACAACGAAGCTATTAAATTAGCCATTGAGTATGGGGTTAAAAATAAAATTAATTGTATTGTATTAGGAGGGGATATTTTAGATAATACACCATTTACAAGCCATGATTCACCACCACCAAGTTCTGAAGATGTAGTTGAGTGGTTTGAATATTGTGAAATATTCCTTTCGCATTTAAGAACTAAATTTCCTAAAGCCCATGTAGTTTGGTTAGAAGGGAATCATGACAATTGGTATGTTAGATATTTGATGAAAAAAGCTCCAGTGTTATTTAATGATCCATATTATAGACTTCCACAACGATTAGATTTAAAAAAATACAATGTAGATTTTTATGAACAAAATGTGGTAGTTCGCGCGGGTAAGTTGCACATGCTACATGGCCACACAATTGTGAGAGGATTCATGGCACCCGTAAACGCTGCAAGAGGCGTATTTATGAGAGCTAAAAGCTCAATGATTATTGGTCATGTTCACGCTACTTCAAATCATTCTGAAACAAATATAAAAGAAGAACCGATTAGCTGTTGGAGTGTTGGGTGCCTTTGTACATTAGCTCCTGACTATGATCCACACAATACAAAACACAATGTAGGGTTTGCGCATATTTTAGTAGAAAAAAACGGAGAGTTTGAAGTTTTAAATAAAAGAATTATTAATAGTAAAATTTTATAATTATTTCTTAGAATAATTTAATATTATATATTCAGACATATCTTTAGGAACATTTCTATATGTTTTTTTAAAACTTTTGGGAGCCATTTCTATTAAAGTTTTATCAGTATATATTCCAGTAGGAAATCTTTTAAGAATATGCATCATGTGATAACTGTATAAATATACATTTGCCTTTTTTACATATCTAGTTAGGTTAACTGGAAGATTCCATTTCTTTATTTTTTCAATAGCTCTTATTTCGCAATCTTTTTCTAGCTCAACCATAGAGTCAAGCATATTAAGTACTTGTGTTTTATTAAGCATAATATTACCTGCTAGCCAATCCCATGTTTTGCCTGTATTATCATTCCAATCATTCCACCTTTCGTCAGACTTCCATTGTTCCATATGTGAAAATTCATGGATAAGTATTTCAACCCATTCTTCAAAAGGTTTCCCACAAGCAACCACAAGCGCTTTGTCTGTATCACAAAAATATCCACTACATTCTTGCAAATAATCATCTGTTAGCACTACGCGCCTTGATGGCGATAAAATTAATTCTATCCCATATTTCTTACATTGTCTTTTTACTGATGTTATAAAAGGCTTATATTCTTCGGGAATATTGTATCTCATATCTCAAAATTAAGACTAAAACTACAAAAAACCCCCGTTATAAATAACAGGGGCTTCAACTAAAATCTAACCAAAAAAAACACGGAACTATGTAAAATTATGTGTTTTTTAAATTATTTTTAAAAATTTCTTTTTAACCAAGTCTAATTTAGCCCTATATTCAATAATAAGGCTTTTAAGCTCATCTTTTGTTGGTTTAGCAACCTGCCTAGCTAATTCTTGAAGGTATTCGACTGTCCCAGATCTTTCTTGGTCTAATTTTTTAGCATATACATCCAAATTACCGAATAAAAACACATTGTCATTTTCAGACTGCGGGCGACAGTTTTGCTCAAGCCATCTGGTGCCTAAATTAGCTCTTGGGATAAAATGCCCATTTTGGATTTTAGTCCAATGATATTTTTTACCTGAAGTAAAACACTCAACCATACCTTCTTTATCAGCATATTTGCATCTAATGTATTGGCTAAAAACATGATCAAGATCTTCTGTTAAATTTTTGAAACTTTCAAAATCTTCTTCTTCATGTGCGTCCATTCTCCTTTGTGTGCTATGTATTGTGGCGCATTGTTTACACATTTTTTTTGAAAAATGATAATCAATTTTACTGCAATTAATGCATCTTTTCTTTTTTACAATTATTGTTGAGTTTCTCATTTATTTTCGTTAATATCATAATAAAAAGAATTTGTATCTTCTACCACCCATTTGTCAGACTGGTTTTCAACGGAATCTAAATTGGTGTCAACCTTAAATTGTTTTAAATCTTCTGGCAATTGTTTTGTTACCCAATTAGAATCTTTCCAAAATATTCTATTATTAGGCATACATAACAAGTACCCATCATCAGACTCTAAAACATGTCCACACTTGTAATCAGATGGCTCATCGCTATATGGGTTGTTATACCAATCAATTGTAAAAATGTATGTTGCCCAAACTTTTGTGCTATCTCTTAAAACAACTTGACATCTATGAAATGCTAAAAAATCATATTCAATTACAGATACATTTTCACTAAAACAATCCCATAATTGTTTGTAATTATAAGGAATATCTTTTGTTGGCATTTTAGTGTAAATTTCAGATAGAGGTACTCTGCTTCTTAGCATGCCAGAATCGGTAAGAACATGAAATGTAACTATTTTCCCTGCACAAGATTGTAAAGCAAATACATATACATTGTAAAACTCATCAGCATCAACTTCATTTTTTGTAAAATATGATTTTCTTACAAATGCTTTAAAACTTGGAATGTTTGAATTTAATTTCATGGTGTTTTTTTTATTTTAATTTTACTAATATATCCTTTTACATATTCCCAGTATAAATGATTATCTGGATCTTTACATTTATAGATTTTATCTTCAGTATATTTAACTGCTTCTAATTTTGCTTTGTCTATACGTTCTTCAAATGGGATATTTTTTAATTTTAAAAAAAACTTAGTGTAAATCTCTACCGCTTTTTCTTTGTGGGACATTTTCTGGTTTTTCTTTTAGTTTATGTAATTTATTGCCTATAAATCTATATTTTCCTTGATACTCCCCTTTCTTATGTACCTCTATTACCATATCAAGTTTTTTGGCTAATTCATAGATTAATTCTTTGTTTTCCATTGGCAAATATAATTAATTTAATAATTTAACAAAAAAAATTTTTGGAATTTAAATTAAATACTTTTACTTTGCTCTTGTAAACAACTAAAATTTATGGAAAAAGAAACAACGCTTGACGCTAGAGATGCGGTTTTATTACATTTGGAAAAAATAGAGAGGAATTTATCTTGGCTTTCGGAGAAAACGCAAATACCTTATCCAACTCTTTATTCTGTGTTTAAACAGAAGCATTTTTCTTTGTCTGACAAAAATCTAGACAAGATAAACAACGTACTTGGAACTGATTTTAAAAACTTATAACTCAACTAAAAAATGTCAAAGGACACATTTTATTTTTCACATGACTACAATAGTAGGAATGATGAAAAAATTAAAAAGCTAATTAGAAAACACGGGATGCAGGGGTATGGTATTTTTTGGGCTATTGTGGAAGAACTATACAATAATGCGAACGCATTGCATTTGGATTACGATGGCATTGCATTTGATTTAAGAACGGAAAGCGACATTATAAAAAGCGTATTACACGACTTTGATTTATTCGTTTTTAATGGTGATAATTTTGGTAGTTTATCTGTGCAAAATAGAATAAATAACCGACGAGACAAAAGCCAAAAAGCTAGAGATAGCGCGTATTCTAGATGGAATAAAAATAAAATTGATGCGAACGCATTGCAAACGCAATCCGATAGCAATGCTATAAAGGAAAGGAAAGGAAAGGAAATAAAAGGAAAGGAAAGTAAAGAAAGTAAACCAAGTATTGATGAGTTTCTATCTTTTTGCAAGGATGATATGATAAAAAACGGGATGAATTTTTCTTTGTATGAGTATTCGTTAAAATCTAAATTTTTATCATGGGTTGAAAATGATTGGAAAGACGGGAATAACAAGCCGATTAAATCATGGAAATCTAAAATACGAAATACTATTCCGTTTTTAAAACCAATAAGCCTTACCACTAGTAATTCGTATCAAGATAAAGTGAACCAAGCCGTAAAAGCATTTAAACCAATTCAGCAGTATGATAACGATCTTTAAAAACATTTATTCCAAGGAGCCTAACTATGTAACTCTAGAATATGGTTTAAACCGCATTAGGGAGGGCAAGAGTCGCCTATCTGTGTCCGAGATAAGGAATACTATCGATAAAGAAAAATCTGCCAATTTAAAGAAGAATTTGCCCTCTGTGTGTTTTTCTGGAAAATTTGGTGCAGAAAGGAAGGATTCTGACCTGATTCAGCATAGCGGATACATAGTCTTGGATTTTGACAACATTTTTGAACTAAGAGATCGCCAAAGCGAGATTATCAGCAATAAATTCGTTTACGCTTGTTGGGTTAGCCCTTCGGGTAATGGGTTAAAGGCCTTGATTAAAATTGCAGACGGTGGTAAGCATAGAGAACACTTTCAGGCCTTGCAGGATATATTTCCAGATGTTGACAAAAGCGGTATTAACCCAAGCAGGGTTTGTTATGAAAGCTACGATCCTGATATTTACATTAACGAAAAGGCAGATGTTTTTAAAACTATAAAAAAGACCGAAAAGATTGTAATTTATGAAAAAACCGATGATGATGACAAGATTTTTAAGAAACTTTTAACATGGTTATCTAACAAGAACGAGGCATTTGTAACCGGCGAAAGAAACAACTTTATTTTTAAACTAGCATCGGCTTGTTGTCGATATGGTATTGATGAATTGACGGCTAATTCTATGATTAACAATGAATTTTTAAGTAATTCAGAGTTTACAAAAAGAGAATCAGACAATGCTATTTCATCTGCTTATAGAACAAATAGGGGTAGGTTTGGGAGTGCATCTTTTGATAAAGAAATTTTAGTTGATAAGACTTCTAAGTTAGAAGTTAAAGTAGAAAATGGTGTTATTGACGAAGATGGAAGATTGAATGATGTAATCTATGGAATTGATGTAAAAGAGCAAGCACTTGGTTTGTATGAGCAAGGTTATGCCGCAGTAAGTGGAATTAACGTAAAAGAAATGGACTATGCTTTTAAGCCAAAAAAAGGAGAGATAACTGTGTTAACCGGTATAGGTAACTACGGAAAATCTTCTTGGAAAAAATGGTATCAGGCAATGCGAATTTTGTTATATGGAGAAAAGTTTGCTACCTTCTCACCAGAAGATAATCCACCAGAAGAATACTATCACGATTTTGTAGAAATTTTACTTGGTTGCGATTGTACTCCTGTAAATCCAAATAGACCTTCAAGACAAATTTACGAATATACATACGACTTTGTTTGTAAGCACATTTTTTATGTTTATCCTAAAAATGTAACACCAACTCCTCAGTATATAATGGAAGTTTTTTTACAATTGATTGTAAAGGAAAATGTTGATGGTGTTGACATTGATCCATTTAATCAATTAGCAAATAATTACCAAAACTTTGGTGGTAGAGATAAATATCTTGAATGGGTTTTATCTTTATTTTCTAGATTTTCGCAAACAAATAATGTTTACTTTTGGATAATTGCACATCCGGTTAAAATGCAAAAATCAACAGATGGGAACTATCCTTGTCCTGATGTTTTTGATATTGCCGATGGTGCATTATGGAATAATAAACTCGATAATATTTTAGTTTATCATAGACCATTTGGACAAACAGATCCTCAAAATCCCACTTGCGAATTTCATAGTAAAAAAATTCGTAGACAAAAAATAGTTGGTAAAAAGGGGTTTTTTGTATTTGAAATGTTATTTAAAACTAGAAGATTCTTTTTTAATGGTTCAGATCCTATGCAAAAACTTTTGAATGAAAAAAATATGACATTTAAAACCGAATCAGGACAAGAAGCATTGCAAGGGTGGGTGCCTTTTGAAAACGAAAACGGAGAAGAAATAATTTTCTAAATATAAAACAATAAACAATGGTTAAAATGCAAGTAATCGGGCATCTAGGACAAGATGCCACAGTAAACAATGTAAACGGCAAAAGTGTAATTAATTTTTCTGTTGCCCATTCTGAAAAGTACAAAAACAAAGATGGATTAGAAGTAAACAAATCTATTTGGGTAAGTGCAGCTTATTGGACTGATAGAACAGCTATTGCCCCTTATTTAAAAAAAGGAACACAGGTGTATTTAGAAGGGGTGCCAGAAGCAAAAACTTAC